CTAGATGGATGGTAGGGCAAGCCGATAGGTGTATTTATACTTTGTTAAATGATAAGTCTGATAGTATTTGATGATATCAGATAGCTTTTCAAAATTCATAGATTTAACCTGTTTTACGGTGCGACATTACACCGCAAAACAGAATAAGTTAAGCCATGCTAATTAAATCAGGGTTTTTGTCAAGCAATCTAATTAGGGTAATGGCTGGGCCTGTTGGTGTTCTAATGCCTTGTTCCCAGTTTCTAAGCGTTTTAGGGCTAATATGTAGCTTTTGGGCGAACTGGGTTTGTGATAGCCCTGTTTTTGCCCGAATGTCTTTGATGTTTGGGCGTTCATAGGTGAATGTACGACTTGGGGCTATTTCGCCCTTTGTAATGGCAATGGCTTCATTCATAGAAGCGACGATGTCATCAAATAGTTGCTTATCCATTTTTAAGCTCCTGTTTTAGTATGGTGATAAGGGTTTTAAAAACCGCTTTTTCAGCATTAGTAATATTATCTTTGACGGATTTTGGATAAACCGCAAACAGATAAATGCGACCAAATTCATCTGTATAATAATATAAGATTCTAACACCGCTACTCTTGCCACTGTTACGACCAAAACGAATCTTTCTAAGTCCACCAGTACCTTGAATTAAATCCCCTTTTTGTGGGTCATTTAACAGCTCATTTTGAATCTTGCGATATTCATCATCATCAAATAATTCTTTAATGGCTTTTGTAAAAATACTGGTTTCAATAAAGGTCAATAACTGCATTTGTAGCTCCTAATTTGATGATATTATATACCCCATTGGGGCATAAGTCAAGAGCTATTTTCAGATTGGGTTTGGGTTGTATCAAAATCAGCATTATTGGTAAAGCTATTTGTTTTAGAGCGATAAACTTTGCCGTTATTGATGTAATCTAGACATTCATTGATTGGTAATGTCATGCGGTCGCCATAAGAATTGTATGCGATGCAATCATTACCCATTTTCATAACACCCCTTACTTGTAACATGGGGTCTTGACGTCTGATGATGTAATCTTCTGGTAAATCCCTTTGGTATAAAAACAAGCGACGGTTGTGTAATTCATCTTGATGATGTTCATGGTTATTTTGAGTGATTGATTCACTTTGTGAACTGTTTTGATTATCGGTTGATAATGAAAATGTTGAATTGATGGCATCATCTTGCTGTGTTTTTTTGGTAGAATTTTGTTCTACGCCATAAATTTTAGAAAAAAAGTTATCATTAAAAAATAGCATTTTGACAGCAAAATAGCCAAATAAAATAACACCAAAAATAATAAAAAATAAGTTTTTGGGAATGCGTTTTTTGTGGGTGTGAATGGTTGCTGATTTATAGTACTTATAAACGCTTTTATCATAATTAAAGCGTTCGGTGTGTTCGGCTAACTTTTTATTGCTTGGAGCATTTGGGGAATCAACACAATAAGCCCAATTAAAAATGGTCGCTGATGATAGACCCCACCCCCGATGTAAATGATGGTGCATGCCAACAACCGCCCTAAAATTGGGATGTAGCAATACAGGAAATTGAGTAATGCCAAAAATATCATGCCCTGTGTGACGGTGTATTTGCAGGGCATCACAAATCTCATTATCATAACGAGATTTTTTGTAGGGTTCTAGCTGTTGTATCTCATCATAAAATATCACAGATCCATCCGGTGTATCACGCCAATCAATGGGGGCGGGTTCTACCCCATCTATGTTTAAGCCGTCTATATTGGCGTAAATCATGCGGGGTTCTTTGCCTTGTTCAAGTAATTTTTGATTTTGTTTAACGTATTGTAAAATCTTTGTAACAGCAAACAAGGTTTTGCCAGAACCGGGCGTTCCAGTAATTAAAGTAATCATAATTTACCACATTAAATTAAGTTAAATGATTTGGCGGGCGGTTCGCTTCTCCGCCTCCTGACGTCGTTGTCGTCGCTCACCGCTCTTTATTTCTTTTTAATAAAAATGCCAGCTGAGTTCATGGCGGCACGAGAAACAAGAGCGGATAAAATAACCGAAAAAGCATAATCCATTTGAGACATGGACATAAAAGAAAGAACAGTATCAGGAATCAAATTAATATCTGAACGAATGCGAGCAACATAACTATTAACCAGTGAAGTCATTACAACAGTACTGCCAAATGTAAGACCAGCACCCGCTAAAACGTTTTTTAACAATCCTGAACCCCAAGAGTCCAAAACCCTTGATAAAAGGGATGATAAGCCAGCAAATCTCATGATTTAATACCCGTCAGAATATAAGCGGCGATGATTGTTGATATGATTTTAACAATGCCACCAAATGAAGTTGCAATTCTACAAAGTGAATCAAAAGACATAGAAAATACCATGGAGCGACCACCAATGGAAAATGAAAAATTTTGGGGGGTAGGGCATGAACCACCAAAACTAATGTTTACCGAGTTTGTGGGTATTGGCATTTCATCAATATCAATGTCAGTATCTTTTTTATCTAAATCACCTTCACAAAACCATGAAGCCCATTTACAAAATTCTGGGAGTTCAAAGGGTTTGGATTCATCTTGGGGTTTGGTTTCGTCGCTTGGTTGTTTTGGCTTGGTTTCGGGCTTGGTTTCGGGCTTTGCAGGGTCATTTGGGGCGACGGTTGGCAAGTCGTCAGGCACTGGCACGGGTACTGGGGTTGGTTTGGTGTCAGGTAAGTCTGTTTCGCCTGGTAGTGGTTGGTCGTCAGGTACTGGAACGGGCAATGCGTTGGCGATTGCTTGCTCAACTGCTTTTTTCGCTTCATCTCGTCTTTGCTTGTAGGCATCTGTCATGGTAACTCTTACCGTGCTGACTGTGCCTTTATAAACAATGTTTCCGTTGTAACTTGTTCTCCATCCGCCAATGTTGTATTCATAATTTTCATCTTTATAACCGATATTGGTGTGACAACTAAAATAACCAGCAGACGAATAATAATTACTGCCTAAATAAACATCAACTGATTTTAAATAAGTACCATCACTCATTCTTGTGAGTTTATAACCCCTTTTGGTCAAATACCCACCATCAAAAATATACTGGCAAGCATCCTCAGCAGAGCCAAAGGATTTGCCAGCAATTAAGTATTCTAGTGAATGTACCTGCGGTTTTATTTGGGCATCTGTATGCGTGTTATCAGCTGTGGCTGTGTCAGGGATTTTATGGGTCTTTACACCCTCATCCATGACCCAACCAATGCCTTGTAAGATTGCACCTGTGGCAAGCTCTAAGGCAAGAACTGATGGGTTCTTGGGGATTTTTGGTATTGAAGCAGCTTTTGCATGGGCAGGGATACAAACAAGCAAAAGGCTCAATATACAAATGGGTCTATTTAGCGACATGGTAAGTAACCTGTCTGCCGTCTTGTAGGGTCTTTTGTGCCACAGGCTCATAATCATCTGGGTTTAACTCATTGGGGTTAGATGCCCATCCTGCCATGATGAGTAACGAGTAAATGAACGTGTAGTAAGCAAAACAAGCGGGTAGGTATAAGAATATGAATTTTAAGGGGGTCATGGGGATTCCTTTTATTTAACCAATAAATAGAAAATCATGGTAGTAACGATTGGAAATATCCAATTTAGCACATGGGGTTCGGTACTCATTAGCATTTTGAATCATCCAAAAATAAAATCATCATTAAATCCACGGTAGCCCATTTTGTCAATGGCGGAATAATAAACAGGTTGTATGGGCATAGAGCGAATTTTATCGTGTGCTTTGATTTGTCTTTGAAAGTATTCATAAGCCATACGACCTTGAAAGTATTGTTGTTTTTTTCTGTATTCTTTGCCATGCATCATTTCAAATTTAGCAGAAGCATTTTTGGCATTAATGTAAGCCTGGGCAGAATCATTAATGCTATCAAAGTCATCGCCATTTTCTTTTTGCCATTGGATGAAATCTTCTGTGGCCTTTGGATAAAGAATAAACATGGCTTCATGATATTTTTTGTAAGACAATAATGTAAGCAACAAAGTCAAGACAACAGCGGTCATACCAACAATGCCAAAAAGTACTAATCTTAACTGATTGACAATATCGCCTAAAAAACTTATAAGCATATTTTACCCCTTGAAATTTTTTAGAAAATCACACTCAGGCGTCCCCAAGTGTGATTGTGCTAAAAAATCTGATTAGACAGAGAATAAAGCACGCTTAGCCCATTTCCAACCAACAATGGCAATACCGATTGTAATGGCAACAGCGACAACACCAACAACGGCAGTTTGAACGCTTTGAAGCTCAGTAGTTAGAGAAGACAAGTCAAGAGTTGCAGCATTGGCAGAAGTTGCCATGACAGCAACAGAGCCAAGGACAGAAGCAGGGATAACACTGCTCATCAAGCCTTGTTTTTGGGTTTTGGCAACAAGTTCATTGCCTTTTTCGTCGTAAGTTTTAGACATAACGATTTCCTTAGATTGAGTTTAACGACTTTCTAGCAATCTTATAAGCCTTGACTATCATTAGCAGTGATGCAATCGTAAAAGAGAGTTCAAGCGATTGCGAACCAGTGATAGCCAAGTCATTGAGTGGTGATTGCGAAACCACCCAAGTTTTACAATGAACTACATTGCCACCAGAATAGGCGAAGCCATCACCATTGGCGGATGTTTCATCCAATTCGGCACAAATATAAGCCATTGCAAATCCTTAAACCTTTGGTGTTGGTTTTAAGATTTGAACGTCTGTAACAATCACTTGATTGCTTTTGCCGTTGGTAACCATCTCATAAGTGATATTAGCTTCGGCAGGGAATTTGACGTTTTTTAGATTGTCATAATTGGAGCTATCGCCCCAGTTAAATTCAGAGACAGAAAAGCCCACTTGGTCGGGTGACGGTTTCATGGCGGTTTGCACATAGATTTTGGTTGAATCGTATGTATTGCCGTTGTCTAGTGTGCCTTTGGAGCGTTTAGCCCCAAGGATGATAGGGTTTGACATGGTTGTTTTCCTTTTGTGCGTTAGTTGCTAATGACCTATTTTTAACGCTAAAAAATAGGATTTTTTATGGGCTTGCCCACATTGGCGTAGTTATAATGCCCCATATATCAAACAATTCCTTTTCAAGGTCGGTTTGTTTGGTTTTGGGCGGTGCCTTAACGTGGTTCAAAATCTTATCCAAATCAACATATTTTGAATTTGGATTGTAGTAATTGGCACAAAGTTTTAGACGTTTGGGGTAATAATCCTTGTCCTTTTTTGTGCAAATCTTTGAAAAAATCTTTTGAAAATCAGGGGTTTTTTGTGCGTTCATGTATGTATTGGTAAATATCTCACCAAAGACTTTGATGTATTTGCCAAACTGATGCCTAATAATATCTATGGCACGGTGCAGACTGATTTTTGATTCTTGCTTAATTGATTCAAATTTATCCACAATTTGGGGCGTGTGGTCGCCCTTATTCTTTTTTGCAAGTTCAATCAAATCAAGGCAATAAGGGTAAGCACCACAAAAATATTCAGTAGGGTGTAGCAGAATATCAAAAGGTATTAGCCTTTTTTTGGCGTGGATTTCAAGCTCCGAGCGGAACCAAGGCGAGCTCTTATCGCCAAGCTGTTTGCCTTTTTCGTAACAGCGTATGACCTTGCCATTTTTGCGAGAGCCAACATACAGAGTTAAGCCCTTGTTTTGTGGGTCGCCATGCTTAAATTCTCCTGCTATTGTGCATGCAGGGCGGTTACGAGTTTTGGGCAGTAGGAACATATCATTGGATTCTTGTTCATTTGCCCAATCAAAGCTACTGTATTCGCCCTTGAAGTCATCATGGGCTAAGTCAATGCGTGATATTTTTCCGTCGGTCGCCACGTTATCAAGCCAATGATGTAGTCTTAATTCCCAACCTTCATCAGCGAGCTTACAGCCCATGCCAGTTAAGCCCAAAAATACCGTTTCATTTTGCCCACCGATACCGATATTTAATAAAATTTCATTTTCGGGGGAATAAACGGTATAACCGTTTTTGTAATAATGTATGCCAGCATTTTTAGGGATGATAATGCCGAACATATCGCCAAATATATATGATAAGTCCAGAGCCATGGCAGAGATGACCATGTCATTTAGATGTTCTTTTTGTTCATTGTCTAAGTCCAATTTAAACAAGTCTTTGGCAGTCGTGCCAAGCTTATACATTTGCTTATTTGTAAATGTTTCCACGGAGCAGACAATATTAAGGGCATCAATAACCACATATTCGCCTTTTGTTGGTACACGCAGGGGCAAAAGGTGTGTTTCACCGCCTATTAATATCGTTTGTTCTTGCACGGTTGATATTGTTTCTAGTATTGATGAGTTCATTTGTTTTTCCACATTAAAACGTTTTGTTTGTAACGTACGGTGCAAAGCCCTGTACAGTGGTTAGTTTTGTTTACGCCGTATTACATAAGGCGTAAACCCAAAAATTTGGGTATTGGGTTCTTGTCTTTTTTTATCTTGTCTTTTTTTATCTTGTCTTTTTTATCTTGTCTTTTTTGTCTTGTCTTTTTTGTCTTGTCTTTTTTGTCTTGTCTTTGGGTTTTTCGTTTGGTATTTTCGCTACTCTTTGTATGTTGGGGGAACAAAATAAGCGGTATTTGTGCTTGGGCGTTCCCTTCGGGTCGGGCTTTTCGCTTCAATCCTTTTAAGCCAAAGTATTATTTTTCTAAGCAAAATTTCATTCTTTCTACCGAGAAATAAAATTTATCTAAGAAAAACATATCCTTTGTTTAAAAGATATTTTCGCTGCAATCCCTAACGCATCCAGTGCGGAGTAACGTACTAAACATAGGGTGTATTCTTAACACTTGGGGGCTACACCCCCAAACCCCCGTGAATCCTTTTAATCATTAATTTAAAAAGCAAAATTAATGATTAAAAGGATTGATGATTAAGGGTGCCAACACTCAACATGAAAATCATCATAAAATTCTAAATGACCGAGCGGTTCGCCACAGAATCTACATGGCGTTTGATCGCCGTAAATTTCTTCTAAATGATGTTCTTTGCAGTCGTCGCAAAGTTCAAATTCGCTATTTTCGGGAATGGAAGCAGAGCAAGCGATACAACGCCAACCATCAAAATCATCAAAATCATCAAAATCATCATCAAAGTCCATAATGCACCTATTAAAAAATGGAAAAAGCGGTAATACTGCTATAATAAGAGTGCGACTCCAAACCATAGAGTATTACCATGAGTGAACAAATTGCAATTATCAGAGATGATAAAATTATCAAAGTGATGCCAAAAAGCGAATATGACAACGAAGTCATATTAAATCATCAATTCTTAAACCAAAAGCCGATATACGTCGAGCCAAACACAGAGACACAGGCGGTAACGGTTGCTAGTAGCGAGCCTGTACTCAATGAAACGCTACAAACTAGAATGGTAGAACCGTTCCAAAAATTTGCCTTGTTGTTGGTGCTTGGTCTTGCTGTTTTTATTGCCGTGGTTTTTGGCTACAAGAAAGTGACTGGGAGACGACCCAGTAGGGAAGCCATGAACCTTTTGCAGGTCATAATTGTTGCCATGGCATTTTTTGCCTTTGTCAAATTCATCATGTAAAAAAGAGTCGCCCCGCCCCAAAAGGGGCGATGTGGATGGGCGACAAACTGGTAAACCAGACAAAGGCGAATTACATTCGCCTTTGGCAGGGGCTTTATTGTCTTTTGAATTGGGGTTTTTCATTTTATCCACACTATGAAAACTTGCCAAGATTGGCGGTTAGGGGTATACTAAAAGATTTTTAACAAAATCAAGGATTTCTATGGGTGAGTTAATCCAGCCTTTAATAGAGGGTGAATTAATCAAGCCTTTAATAGAGCATTTAGAAGCGGTAAAGCTTTTGTTGCTCAGTATGATAAGTGTTAGTGTCTTTGGTGTGATTAGTTGGAAGCTACTACCAAGAGAACTAAGAAACATCATCAAACTATGGCTAAAACTACCATATAATTAA